GGCGAAAAACCGTCCGGAGTTTTTAACACATAGTCCGGCGTTAATGTGGTATCTTTTCCCGTTAGCAAGTTTCGGGGGGGTTCGGGGGCATGGCTACATGGGGGGATTATGAAAATCCGCGACCGGATAAAAGAACTGCGGCGAGTTAAGGCGAGTGAGCTACACGACATGCTTCCATGTGATGCGTGCAGCGACGCCTCGAACAATGTGCCACGAAAGCCCAAAGTGTTTAGCGAGTCGCTTGTACCCCATCCCATTTGCGTGCTGTTCACGAATTTTGCGAACAAGAGCTTCATTAATAATCGCTTGCGAGTTTTGTTCTCCGCGATATGCACCAGTCTCACGGACTGCATGTTGCAGGTTTTGAGAGCGCGTAACGTATTCAAGATTTTCCAATCGGTTGTTAGTCTTATCCGAGTCTTTGTGGTTGACTTCGTGATTAGCAGGCGGCAATCCAAAAAACGCTTCAGCGACAAGCCGATGCACAAGTCGCGTCACAGTGTGTTTGTCATGCTGGACGCTAACGATTTTGTAACCTGCTGGCAGGGCACGAATTGCACATACCCTTCCTTTATTAGTTCCGCGAGAGCCAACGGCACGGCGGATTCGCCCAAGGTTGCTCGCCTCATAATTGCAGTTTAGCGAATGGATAGCCTTCCATTTTTCCATAGTTCTTAATCCCAACAAAACGCGACAGCACCCAGATGGTAAATATACGCGATAGAGTAAAAGAATTTAAGAGAGTTCCAGCAAGTTCGCTGATTCCTCACGAAAAAAACTGGCGGTTGCATCCGCAGAACCAGCTAGATGCACTGGCCGGTGTATTAAGCGAGGTTGGTTTTGCTGGAGCAGCACTAGCGCGCGAACTACCGGATGGTTCGCTACAGCTCATCGATGGGCACGCACGGGCGGAGATAGCGGGCGATGCCGAAGTTCCCGTGCTGGTGCTAGATGTCACCGAATCCGAAGCGGATAAGATTCTAGCCACGTATGACCCGATAGGGGCGATGGCCGAGGCGGATGCGGTGAGGCTCGAAGAACTGCTACGCGACGTGCAGACAGGCAACGAAGCATTGGCGGATATGCTGGCAGAGTTGGCGGAAGATAACGGAATACTAGACGACTTAAACAGTGGCGAAGTCATCGAAGACGAAGTTCCCGAGCCACCCGCCGAACCTATCACTAAACCCGGCGATTTGTGGATTCTTGGCGAGCATAGGCTGCTATGTGGGGATAGCACGAAGGCCGAGGATGTGAAGCGGCTGATGGGCGGCAAATCGTACGACCTGCTGATGACCGACCCGCCCTACGGCATCGGCGCGTCTAAGATGACGATGGGCGACAAGCAGTCGTCACTGCCAAAACACAAGCGGCTTAATAACGTGGAGTCGTGGGATGACGTTCGGCCGCCCGTTGCTGGATTTATCACTGGCATGGCTTGCATTTGGGGGGCAAATTATTTCGCGCACGAGTTGCCGATATCGGACGACTGGCTGTGTTGGCACAAGAAAATTGCAAATGTATCGTTTGGCGAGTTCGAGCTGGCATGGACAAATTACGGCAAACGCACGCGGATATTGTCGCATCATTGGAGCGGCGAAACCAAAGAGCATATTACGCAAAAGCCGCTGCCTGTAATCACATGGGCTATTCAGCAATCGCAGACGACGGGCACGATCTTTGACCCGTTCCTCGGTTCCGGCACCACCCTCATCGCCGCCGAGCAACTGGGCCGCAAGTGCTACGGCATGGAGATCAGCCCGCAGTATTGCGACGTGATCGTCAAGCGATGGGAGACGCTGACAGGTAAAAAGGCAGTGCTAGAAAATGGGCATTCGTGACACCCGTATGTTAGCCCGTGCACTAGAGCAGCGGTGGCCGATGTCGCCAGAGTATCGCCAAAGCGTGATACGCGTGCTAATGCAAATCGCCCTTGATTCAAGTAACTCTCCACGCGAGCGTACCAGTGCTGCTAAAGCCCTAATCGCCGCAGACCGTAACAACATCGAACAGGAGAAGATTCAGCAGAATGACGAGCATCATGGGGACAGGCTCGACATGGAGCGACTTCATCGCATCGCTGACGTCGCTAAGCAGCTCGGATTTGATGCGATTGCTCAGCGGGCTATCGAAGCAGGATCAAGCGGCGGTGCTATCGACGCTAATCCCGAGTAACACGGTGCACGATGAACGCAGCGGGGATGTAACACGCAAGCGGGTGATGCGTAGCGAGGCAGCACGCATTGTTATCCCCGACGTACGCAACCCGCAGCGACGCGAGGCGTGCCTACGTGACCCAGAGCTATTCCTACGCACCTATTTTGCGTCACGTTACCAGCGTTCGTTTTCGCGGTTGCATCGCGTGATGATAGAGACGATTTACGACAGGGCGAAGTATGGCGGGCGGCAGGCAGTGGCAGCCCCGCGTGGGGTTGGGAAGACAGAACTAGCGAAAGGGATGTTAGTTTATTTGATATTCGCGGAGATGGTGCGATTCCCGTTAATCATCGCCGCCACGAGTGATTTAGCAGGGCGAATCTATAAAGACTTCCGCAGCAAGATTACAAACAACGAACTGCTGTATGAAGACTTCCCCGAGATATGCCACCCCGTTCGTGCATTAGAAGGTGCCCCACAACGGGCAGGCAAGCAGCATGTGGATGGGGAGCTAACGCGGATTGTGTGGACAGCAAACGATTATCTATCGCTGCCCTCTGTCCCCGGTTCCCCGTATGGCGGCGTGAAGATGTCCTACTATGGTTTAGACAGTGCGTTTCGTGGTGTGAACATCGATGGCGACCGCCCAAACTTTGTGCTAATCGATGACCCCGAAACCCGTGAAAGTGCGGCATCGCTGGACCAAATCAATTCCCGCGAAACGATGGTAGACCAAGATGTGGCAGGGCTGGGAGAGTTAGGTGACAACATCGCCATCGCACTACTAACGACGGTACAGAATCGCTACTGCTATTCATGGCGGGTGACAGACCCCAAAATCAAACCTGCGTTTAATGGGCAGCGGTTTGCACTGATTGAGCAGTGGCCGGACAACATGGATGCGTGGTACACGTACGTCGCCAAGCGAAACACCGAGGGCGAGGTGGCAGCCGCAGACTATTACCTAGCGAATCGCGAAGACATGGACCGTGGGCACGTGATGCTAGTCGAAGACTATCAAGAGGTGGTAAAGGACGGAAAACAGCTCGTGTATTCCGCGTTACAGGCGGCATGGAATAAAATCGCCGAAACATCGATGGCTGCATTTCGCACCGAATATCAAAATGACCCCGAGGAAGAAGAGGCGATAGAAGGCAACGGATTGACAGCGGCAAAGGTACAGATGCGGTTAGCGTTAGAATTGCAAAACGAAATCCCGCGCGAATCCGAGTGCATCACCATCGGGCTGGACATCGGCAAGCATAGTTCGCACTGGGTGAAGGTGGCGTGGCAGAATCCCGCGATAGGGACGGTGATAGATTACGGGGTGATGGAAACCTACGGGCTGACGTTTCAGAGCGAGCAGCACGCTATTGAAGCGGCGTTGCTGGCGTCGCTGGAGTCGTGGGCGGAGGATATGCGAAGCACGAACCCGCTATTAGTCTTCATCGATTCCGGGGCATATAGCGATGCGATTTACACAGCGTGCCGTAAGTTAGGCCGCCCGTTTTTCCCATCGAAGGGTTGGGATGCAGGGCGTTTTCGAATGCCCCAGGCCCGCACCAGCGACCGCATCCCGTTCAATCAGGCATACGCAGCGAAGCAATCTAATGAATCACTATGGCTCTACAACCTTAACACGGAGCACTGGAAAACATGGGTGCACCAGAGATTCCTAATCGAAAGCTACGATGCCAGCGGCGGAAGGAATGCGGGCAGCATTGCCATGTACAATCATGCCGGAGACAAAAAGCGGCATCTATCGTTCGCCCATCACATCGTGGCCGAAGAACTACAACTAATCCCGATTCAAGGCGGGGCAGTCAAGCCGAAGTTAGTTCTGAAAAGCAGGAACAACCATTGGCTAGACGCGATGGCGATGGCAGCGGCAGCAGCGGCGTGTGTAGGGATTAAGGTGCTAGACGGGCGGGAGACTATCCTACCCCAGGCAAAGCAAGAACCACGCAAAACAGTCCAACAGTTTCGCGACCCGTGGGGGCGCAGTTTTGTAGCTAGTCGGAGAAATTAAGCATGGGGAAAAGAAGAATGGACGACGTACTACCAACATTAGGGCAGCAACAGGTAATTTCCGAAGAACGGGCAGATTTACCAGAATCCCCGATTCGCACGATTTCGGCAACGCTTAGCATTCCAATGCTATCCCACGTAGAAGGGTTCGCGACGCGACATGTCGAAACAAAATTAACTCATGCCGAATCTATCGCGTTCAAGGCCGTTCTATTGGCGTTAGTTGCCCAGGGTACGAAATTAAAAAGTGGCCGCATCGTCAAACGCCCCGCAGACGTTTATCGATGGCTAGCGGAGCAGATAGCGAAAAACTATGCCCACAACGATTGATACCGTGATTGATACACTCACCGATAACGCAGATTTTGCGGCAACCGGGGATGTAACAAAAGCGAAGGCGTTTCTAACTGCGGCGATTCAGTACCTCGTGCTATCCCCTGCGTCGCAAAGTGACCAGGGCACCAGCATGTCGATTGCCCCCGAGATGGTGAAGAGCCTGATGACAAAGGCACAGCAGTTAGTTGACGCTGCGGGTGCGGTGACAAGTAGCACAAACGCATCGGTACGGTTCCTATCTGTAGCCCAAGGGTTCCGCCGATGAGTCGCAAAAAGAAGCGTAACGTGGTGGAGACATTCGGGGATTTCCGTAGTGATTACGACATGTCCCGCGAATCACGATTCGTGCGGCGGAGGACAGGATTAGCGTCGCAAGGAAGCACCGCCGACTATCATTATCGTGTAGAACAGCACTACTACGACGATATCGAAAAAGCCCGCGACATGGACCGCAACGATTCATTGGTTGGGCAAACCGTTACCCGCGCGGTGGATAACATCGTTCAGGATGGGTTTACGTTGGAACCGCAAACCGGGGACGCGGTGCTAGACAATGAACTATTCTATCGCTGGCAGGAATGGGCAAGCAGCCCGGAATTGTGTGACGCTCAGGCTGAGTTTACCTTCCATGACTTCGAGCGATTCAACTGCCGGGCAATGTTGGTGGATGGGGACATCATCGAAGTAGGAACGGATGAAGGTACGCTACAAGCCTGGGAAGCCCATCAGATACGCTCATTCACGCAGCGAGATAACACCATTTTCGGTGTTACGATGGATACCTTCCGCAAGCGTGTTAGCTACTGGTTGGTGGCGGACCCCATCAACCCGAACCGCAGCAAGTCGCCAGAAATTGAACTTCCTGTCTGGAGTGAGGACGGGTATAGACAAATCTTCCACACCTACAACCCGCGACGTATGACGCAGACGCGAGGAGTCACCGCATTTGCCCCGATATTCGCGGTGGCGGGTATGCGTGAAGACATCGATTTCGCAATGCTCGTGCAGCGTCAGGTAGCGAGCTGCTTTGCAATATTTCGTAAGCGACAGTTTATCCCCGAAGCCCCACACCTAACCCCAGGCTATGGCGAGGGAACCACAGAAATAAGTGGGACGGGCGAAACGCGGTACATCGAGAACATCGCCCCAGGGATGGAAGTCATCGGGCAACCCGGTGAGGAGTTGCAAGGTTTCAGCCCCGACATCCCAGGTGCGGGCTATGAGTTCCAATTAAAAACCATTTTGCAAACCATCGGGGTGAACCTCGGGTTGCCTTTGTGCCTCGTGCTGATGGATGGTAGCGAAACGAATTTCAGCGGGTGGCGTGGTGCAGTCGATGAGGCCCGCAAGGGTTTCAAGGCAAATCAGCGTAACCTCATCAAGCGATTCCACGAACCGGTGTATCGCTGGAAGGTGCGACAGTTCATCGCCGAAGACCCTGCGATGCGAAACCTGCCCAGTAATATCAACCCGTTCGGGCACAAGTTTTCTGCCCCGGTGTGGGATTACATTGACCCAGTGGCGGATGCCAAAGGTGACCAAATCCGCTTACAGAACGGATTGATTTCCCCGCGACGCCTACATCAAGAGCGTGGGCGGGATTGGGAGATTATCGCCGATGAAACGATTGCGGACATGGAATACGCCATCACGAAGGCAAAGGAAGCCGCACAACGCATCAACGCCAAGTTTGTAGATGCTCCCATTCATTGGCGGGAACTGATTAGCCTCCCAATGCCAACGGGCATCCAGATGTCAATGCAGGACCCGCAGCTATTACAGCAGCAGGCAGAAGCCACCGCTGCCGAAAGTGACGCACCACAGGTTAGCGGCGAGTACAAAGAAATAAGCCGCCAGCAGTGGAATCGCAACCGCAAGGCGATTAACGACGTGCTGAAAGAACTAATCGATGGCACGATGTCCAAAGCGATGGCGGAGGTAATGCTAGGCGGATTGGGGTTGGCACCGAATAGTGTTAAGGCCCTAATCGACGACGCCACCGATGGGAGCATAGACGCCCCAGAATTGCAGGAGGATAGCGATGCCGTATAGCGTCGAACAATCCGCATCCTGCCCAGCGTCACGCCCGTGGGGAGTCATAAAGGACGATGGCGAGATAATGGGCTGCCATAACACGCAGGCCGATGCGGAGGCACAGCAAGCGGCGTTATACGCTAGCGAACCACAAGCCAAGTACGAATCAATAAACTTCAGCCCACCGCAAGGCGTTCGCGAGGAAGCGAAGCGTGGTTTGGAGTGGAGGAAAGAGCACAACCGAGGCGGGACAGCGGTAGGTGTGGCTAGGGCACGCGATTTAAGCAATGGTAAGAACATTTCGCCCGAAACCGCTAGGCGAATGAAAGCCTATTTTGATAGGCATGAGGTAGACAAGCAGGGCGAAGGGTTTTCCCCAGGCGAGGAAGGATTCCCATCAGCCGGAAGAATTGCGTGGGCATTATGGGGCGGGGACGCAGGGCAAGCATGGGCTAACAAGCTGGTGCGACAGATGAACGCAGAAGATAACGCGAAGGGCTATATCATGGCGGCAGCATCACCCAATGAAATCAAGCTCTACGGGCCTATCGGGTATCCAGGCATCACAGCCGAGCAGGTAAAGCGACAACTAGATGTTGCAGACCGCACGCAGCCCCTAGTGGTTCGCATCGATAGCGAAGGCGGGAGCGTGTTCGATGGGATGAGCATTTACGATGCTATCGCGAACTGGGAGGCGGGCAGCAAAGTTGTCATCGAATCGGCAGCGTTTTCAATTGCGTCATTTATCGCGATGGCGGGAGATTCGATTGAGATTACAGAAAACGGGTATGTGATGATTCACAACCCATATACGGGGACAGAGGGCGATAGCCGTGACCACCGCAAGGCCGCCGAAATCTTAGACAAGCTCGAATCATCGATGCTAGCCGCCTATAGCGAACGCACCGGGATGACACCCGAGGAGGTTCGAGGCATCATGGCCGGTGAGACGTGGTATACAGCAAACGATGCCAAAGCTGCGGGCTTGGTAGATTCTATTTTATCAACTAGGAAACAATCGCGGTTAATTGAATCGCAATACAAGATGCCAACGCGGGTATGTGCATCGCTAAAAGTTAGCGAGCACCCGGTCGGCGATGTGGGCGTGCCAGAGGAGACTATTACGATGGCAACAGAAAAAATCGCTGCGACTGCGAAGGCAATCAAGGCGAAGTATGGCAAGGCGGTTAGTGACAAGCTAATCGTCAAAGCGATGGAAGAAGAAATGAGCATGGACGACGTAGCGGAGCTGCTCATGGAACAACTGCAAGGCGAGAACGAAGAACTCAAGATGCAGTTAGCCGCAGCACAAGAGGAACTTGTGCAGGCTAAGGCACAGATGGAAGAAATGGCCAAGGCCCAAGAGCAACCCAAGGAAGAACCGATGATGAAGGCCCGCGTGGGTATCCGCCCCGTCGCTTCCACAGTTGCCCCAGTCATCAACGCCCGCGCGAAGTGGGATGATTGCGTAGCAAGTTATGTTGCGAAAGGCATGGACAAAGCCACCGCCGTTCGCCGTGTCAACCGCGAAAACCCAGGACTTCGCGAGCAGATGTTGAACAATCGCTAAGCCTAACAGCGAAGCGATGTAACGATTCAAACTAAACCCCTTTGATAGGAATTACATAGATGGCAAGTTTTGTTGATACGAACACCAAAGCGTTCACCGCCGGGGCTGCTATTGGGCAGTACCTTCGCGTGGTTTTATCTAGCGGAAAGTTGGCAGCAGCCAGTGCATCGCAGCAGATGCTAGGCACCCTAGAAGATGCTTCGTTTGCGGATTTGGATGTACGCACCGTTCGCCTGCGAACCGCAGCCGGGACACGCAAGATGGTTGCGAGTGAAGCAATTACCGCCGGGAACCCAGTCTACGCCGCAGCTAGCGGAAAGATTGCTGCCGATGGTAGCGTGATGGAAGGCATTGCCCTAGAAACCTGCACCACAGATGGTGACATCATCGAAGTGATGACCGCCTCGGGTGGTGTATCCGGTGGGATTCTAGCCGCAGCACAGCAGGCCCTTTCGGGTGCTGGTGCGATTAACGTCACCAGTTTTTACACCGCCGTTACCACTACCGGTGCTAATGCGTTGACATTGGCGAACGGTACGTTTCCAGGGCAGTTAAAGAAAATCCAACTCATCGTTGACGGTGGGGATGGAACCTTAACCCCGACATCGCTCACCGGTGGCACGACAATCACCTTCGCCGATGCAGGCGATTACGCGTTGCTGTTATGGGACGGTGATTCGTGGATTCCGGTTGAGTTGGGCAACGACGCTGATGGTGCAACCGCTCCAGTCCTAGCGTAATAACAGCCCCATGCCCTCGGCGGTGGATGTGGCCACTGAAGCCGCTGGGGTTTTCCATAGGTGTTTCTAATTCGTGTTTCGCATGGGAAGGAGTAACAAACAATGCCAAGTCCTTCGACTTCGCTAGCTACTTTACGGCCTGATTTGGCCGATTCGTTGATGGAGTTTGATTTGGCGATGGACCAACGCGGGTACATCGCCTCCCAGGTATTCCCCGTGGTTGATGTTCAATCGCAGGCGGGTGTGTTCGGGATTATCCCGGTTGAGCAGTTGCTACAGCAGCGCGACACCAAGCGTAGCCCAGGCAGCGGATATAATCGCGGTAAGTTCACCTTCACCACATCTTCGTATGCGTGCGAGGAGCACGGTGCAGAAGAACCAGTCGATGACCG